CATCTTCGGTCATTTTTACAATACGATCCATCATTAACATGGTCGGAGCCGGTAATTGCGGGCCTTCTTTGCCAAACAATTCGCCACGTCCAGAAGCCAATAAATCTTCGTAAGTGTAACTGTCTTTAATGTTTGGAGTACAAGTGTTCATTATTAATCATCCTATAAAATATGGTTAAACAACGTAATGTTGAATGTGGGTTGGATTCTAGCAAAGCATTCCGTTATTTAAAATAGCTAACACTTGTACGCCAAACTTGTCCGATCAGTTAATTTTTGATAGCTATTTTGATTTAGCGATTTTTTCTCCCGAAGAACAAATCCCATAAACCTAATTTATGAGATTGCTGGTCAGAATATTGATCAATACGTTGGTGAATCAAACGAGATAACGGCAAGGAATCAAAATCGTAAGTTTTATTTTCTTGTTCCACCAAATCCCGCTGCAACAAAATCTCACAGGCTTGATCCACCGTCTCTACTGGGTAAATAAAAAACTCCTGATTTTTCACTGCACTGACTACCGCCTCCGACAAACTGAGCTGATTTAGCACCGCACTTGGGATCATCACGCCTTGCTTACCTGTGAGTCCACGACGTTGGCAAATGGTAAAGAAACCTTCAATTTTATCATCTTTAAAGTTAATTTTTGAAAAGTCTATTTTTGACATTAATAAATCCCCATACTTAACTCCAGATAAAATTTTCCCTACTGCTAATTTTTTGATATTTTCTACTGTTCCACCTAAAACTAAACCTTGTTTTAAAGTGTCGTCATTAACATCTATACCTAACTTTTCTTTTAAATAACCTTTCACCATTTCCTCAGATAATTTAGATTTTAATTCTTTGTTTCCTTCTACAAATGCTTTTACTTCATCTTCAGTAAGTGGAGTTTTTACTTCTTTTGTTTCAACCTTAGTTTCAACTTTACTAAAACCATTCTTACTTAAAAAGTCCTTATTTTCTTCTTTTTTTAAATAGTCAATTACTTCTTGTTCATTTTCAATCATTCTTTATTTCCTCCTTGTTTTACTGGTTCAGCCCAACATCTACATCCAAACTCTTGTCCTGGTAAAATATCATCATCAACTCCAAAAATTTTTCCATCTTTTTCAACATGTTCCATTCTTACATAGTTATCTTCCATAGTTCTCCAAATATATTTTTCTATGCTATTTTCAAGCCATAAATCTTGAAGTTGATTAGCATATAAGTTACCAGCTTCATTTCTTGCCCATAGTTCATTTCTTCTATTAGCCCATTTTTGTAGCTTGTCAATATCACTAGACCCTAAACTTTTTTTACTTTTTAACTGATCAATTAATGCTTTCATTTCTTTGTTTGGTGCATAATTAGCATTCAATTGACTTATAAGTTTATTAATATCAGTATTTGAAATGTTGCCATTTCTTAATTTTTCAAATCTAAAATTAATAGTACTATCAAAAGTTTTTAATAAATTTTGTATTTCTTTTTCTCTTGTTTTATCTAACTGATCCTTAAAAGTTTCTTTCATATTTTGTACTCTTAAATAGTTCTCTCTAATCCAATATTTTGCACCTTTTAAATCAGTCTGCTTTAATTCATCATCAGTTAAAGTTCTCCAATTCTTAAAAACTTCTTTATTTGTTGCAATAGCAACATTTTTTAAATCTTCAATGATTTTCTTTTTTTCTTTATTATCAAACTCAACATCTGAAAAATCTTCTTCTGTTGATTTTTTCATTTTCTTTAAAATTATCTTTGAATTAAGATTGAATACCCTTCGTAAAGTATTCTCAGCACTATGTGGAAAAAGGCTTTTTTTCTTACTCATTTAAACCTAACTCCTCTATCAATTCATCAGCTTGTTTTTTTATAAGACCTGCAACTCTTTCTTCTGTATCCAACTGTGACAATGTTTGTAATGCTTCTATTAATTTAGTTTTATATGCTAAATCACTTTTTAATCTTGTCATTTCTTCATCAATATCAACATCACCAATATTTACATATTTAATTGCACTTTCTATGCTTAAAATTCCTGATGTTATTCCTTGCACTGCTATTATTATTTTTTCTCCAACTCCAAGACTTAAAATATCCTTACCACTTATCGTTATATCTAATTCACTATTATGAATTATTGAATATCCCCATTTAACTATTTTTTCAAATCCTGAAAATACTCTATCCCTCTTAGTTATAACAGTTGATATAATTCTTTCTAAATCTCTTCTTTTCGCTTCCCCTGATGCAGCCGTTCCATTTTTATTAAGCCCAAATGCCTGTTCATTTGTTCCAGTTGCTATATATATCTGCTCAACAATTCCAGTTCTATGTGTCTTCCATTCTTCTGTTTTAGTTTTTAGCTCAACCTGTTTAAGATCCTTGTCTTCTGGATCTACTATTATGACTCTATCATTTATTTTTACAGTTAAATTTCCCTCTTCATCATATTCCAAAGCCCCCTCTGGAACTTGAAGTAGAGGATTTGCAACTTTATCAAATGCCTGACTTGTTAAAGTATCTCCAACTACAAGTTCCCTATTTAAGATAACTAAATCTTCAACATAATCACTTCTTTTGAATAGATTATGAATTTCTACAACTTGCCAGCCTTTATATACTTTTTTCCAGCCTTTACCATCTTTTGTTGCTCCATATTGAGTTAAGTCAACTTCATAGTCTATTTCCTCAAAATTTTGACCTCCTATTTTGTACATTCTATATTCTGTACAACCTTCACTATATATTTCAGCTTTTAAAGTTCTTTTCTCTTCAGTAAAAATTACATATTTATCTATAATTTCTTCACTTAAAATACTAGGTACTGTGAAATACTGATGAGGTGCAACTATATCTAAATACAGACTATTGTCAACTATGAAACCTTTTAATAAAAGTTTTCCACCATAGCTTTGAATTGCTACTGCTTCTGATGTTTTATCTTGTAAATCAATTTTTTCTAATATATCTTTTTTCTCATCTTCTAAATTTACAGTTGGCTCACTATTAGAAGCAAGTTCAGCATATAACTTAGTGATTGAACCAAGTATATTATTTCCAACTATAAGGTCTTTAAATGACTTTTCTCTTCTTACAATAGTGTTTCCTTCTCTCACAAATTCGTAGTATTTATTATTACTATCAATTACTCCCATATATTCAAGTTTTACTCTACTAAGGACAGCGTTATAAAAAACTTCTGAAGACTTGCCATCAAACAGCTTTTTATTTCTTTCATAGTTCTTATATATTTCACTGCTTTTTAGCTTTTTATAGCCTTCATACATTTTGTCCATTTTTACCCCTTTAAAACTCATTTAAAAGCCTTTCAATTTTCATTCAATAATTTATACCTAAATTTATTTAAAATGTTTTTTGAAAGGTTATTGAACGATATTTTTAATATTAAATTCCTCTTGGTCGGATTAATTTTTTATCTTGTGAATTTCTTCTCTTTTTCAAATCACTTTCAAAAGCATAACGAGTAGCATCTATTGTATGATTATCTTTATCAACAAGTCTTGGTATTGTTTCCCCATATCTATCAATATCATAATCAGCCACTTGAAATTCTCTTGCAATATTTGGTGTCCTAGCTGGATCTATATATATTTCATTTTCAGCTAACCACTTCTCACCACTTTCTACACTACCTTTTCCCTTCTTAGCACTGTATGCTCTTATACCATAACTTCTTAATTCGGCAACTGACTTTGGCTCAGCACTATCACAAGTTACTATTTCATTTCTTGGAATCATTTTTTTAATAGCTGTTGCTAGTTTCTTATTTGATATTTGAACTCCATAATATTCATTTATTGCATAAATTCTCTGCCTTGTTCTATCATAACCCCATCTAACAAAAGCCACAGGATCTGTTGCATAACCCCAGTCAATCCCATTTCTAAATGTATCTAATGTTTTAATAAAAGAATCAGTTAATTTTTCAATTTTTAACTTTGGAAATGGTACTATTCCACTCCCTATAACTTCTCCTAAATAAACATTTCTATATCTAACTGGATCATTTTTCTTCATTTCCTTAGCTTCTATTAAAAACTCCTCAGATAAATAAGGATTATTATAATAATAAGAATGATGTACATAAGCACTGGTATTATTATCCACAATGTCATATTTCTTATTTATCCAATGATGTTTTCTTTCAGGTGGATTATATGATAAGAATCCTTTATACTTTAACCCAGTTGGTAATTTACCTCTTAAAATTGATTTTATAACTATATCTATTTCATCTTCTGTTGTAAATTCAGCAGCCTCTTCAACCCAATAATATGCAGTTGGATAATCAGCTGTTTTAAAAGATTTTCTTTTTTCAGGTTTATCTACTCCAAAAAACATAAATTTATTGCCTCTTGGAGTATAAATTATCTCCATAGGTGATACCTTAAAAGTAAAATATTCTTCAACTCCTAGTTCATTGATAGCCCATTTAATTTGGTCATATACACTATTTTTTAAAGTTTCTCCTACTTTTCTAAGGATTACTGCATTAACTGGATCTCTTATTATTGAGAGGACTAAAATTTCAGCAATATGTGTTGATTTAGCTGAACCTCTTCCTCCTTTACAGACATATCTTGTATAGTTGCCTTGTTGCCAAGTTCTGTATAATTTATAGAATTGTGGTAGGAATATCTCACTTATCTTTTTCATCTTTGATGTCATCTATAAATACAACTCCTCCATCTTCTTCTTTTTTACTAGCTTTCTTTTCTTGCTCTCTTCTTTTGTCCATTTTCTCTAAGACATTTGCAATTTTAACTAATGCGTCAGCAACTTTTGGATTCCCTAACATTTCTGGATTTTCTACAATTTTTAGAAGCATTTTCTTATGTGCTTCGTCTAATATTTCGCCCATATCATCAGATGTAATTTCTTTTAGCTTTCTAGCTTCTTCAAATTCTTCTTTATTATCTTTTATCCATCTATAAACAGTGCCTTTACTTTTATTTAAAGCACTAGCTATTTCATCTATACTTTTATTATCTGCATACATTCTTTTAGCTTGTACTAACTCTAACTTCATAAAAGCACCTCCATTTTTTTATTTTATTAAGCAAAAATACTCTGCTTTATTTCCTAGTTTTCCAAACATTTGTTTTTTATATTCTTTTATAATAAATTCACATTTAAAGTTTTCTTTTAATAACTTAGATAGATTATTATCTACACTTCCAAATACAAGAAATACATTGTTTTTATTTTGATTTCTTTTAATAAATTCTATAAGTCTTGCATCATCTTTTATTGACCAGTCTATACCTTTATCATCTGCATAGTTATAGCCTATAAAACCTTCCTCTCCTACACTTGTTTTTCTGATGTATGGAGGATCTAAGAATATAAAACTATTTTCAAACTCCCAATTTTCATCAAATAAGTCAGTTGTTATTTTTATAGTTTTTAATGCTTTTATATAAAGTTCTAACTTCTTTACTTTTTCTTCTGAGTAATAAGCATTTGACAATGTTACTCCATTTCCACCAAAGCCCATTAAACTTCTTAAAATTCTTTTTTCATTTTCATTAAAAACTTCATGCTTTTCTCTTGTACTTAATTTTTTTCCACAGCAGGGACAACATTTAGAAAATATATTTTTAAATTTCTTATTTATTTCTTCAAATGTCTGTCTATTATTTTCATATAAATTTCTAGAATTTATTTTTAAATCATGTTTTATATATTCAATACCTTTTTTATATGTATCCACAGCATTTCCAGATAAGAAGCATTCAATTTTTTCATCTTTTACATTTGCTAATACCTTTAATTCTCCAAATTCATTTTTAAAATTTAGTGGGATTTCCATAGAACCTGCAAACAAATCAACAAAATTTTCTCTATAATTTGTTTGAAATTTTTCTTTTATTTCTTTATAAAATCTTCCTTTGCTTCCAAAATATGGAAATGGAGGCTTTATTCTTGCCATTTGTACTACTCCTTTTAAACTTTTTTACTTTCCATACTTGTTATAACTTGCTCCAGAAGTGAATGCTGTAATATTTACAAAAATTAGAAAATTTGCAATAAATAAAAAAAGCACACCATTTTTGATGTGCCTTTTTTTGATATTTTATTTTTTAATATATTCAATTAATGCCTGTTCTATTATCCAAGAAAGAGTTTTTTCAGGATATTTTTTTTCTATTTCTGCTAGAAGTGTTGGAGTTATCCGAAAAGATTTTGTTACTTTCTTTTTTTCTTCTTCCAATTTTCTTCTTCCTGCTCCCTCTCTTTTTCCCCCTAATGCCATAATTATCTTCCTCTTTTTAGTTTCTTTATTTTCTTGATTGAATTTATTATAACAATAATATCAATTAAAATTATAATTATAAAGAAAACTTTATTTTTAGAATAATGCAAGTAAGTTATTAGTAATAATGTGTTAATTATCAATAAAAGAGTATTCTTCATATTGTTTTTATGAGTAAAATCTGTTATAATTTAATCAAGAAACTGGATTGCTCCAGTTCCTTGATATTGAGTTAGTTGAAATAATTTACTAATAGGATTATCAGCGTTAGGACTGCTATGATTAACTCTATTATTGCCGTTATTAGTTCAATTAACTCTTTTTTATTCCCTCCTTTCTTTTGATTTTTTTTCTTTTTACTCATTTCTTCACCTCCTTATGTATTTATTATACCATACTTATTTGATTTATGCAATACTTTTTTCAAAAAAATAAACTTTTTTAGAATTTTTTTGGAATTTTTACCATTATTAAAATCAAGAAATTATAAGTATTTAATTGATTTTTAACTAATGTACTTTTTAATAAAATTCTAATAAAAATTACCACTACTTTGAACATAAAAAAAGAGCTTTTGAACTCTTTTAAAATAGGTTATATTGTAAACTTTTTTTTACTTGAAGGGAACTTTTAAATGAGCTATCTTTTTCAAGTAATTCCAAACTTTCTAAATCAATTTGCCAAGTATATTTTTTAGAATTTTTTATACATCTATAGCCTAATGTACCTGTTTTACAATAATTATATATTGTACCAATAGAAACATTAAGTCTCTTAGATGCCTGAGCTACACTTATATATTTATTAGCCATAAAATAACCCCCTCAACTTTTTAGTTTAATTATACAAAAAAATCCTAGAAATTTCTAGGACTTTTAATATTATTTCTAATTTTTTCAAATGCTCTATGTTTCATACTATGTACCCACTGCCTTGACATTCCAAGTTTTTCAGCTACTGCTTGTCCTGAATACCCTTCAAAAAACAAAAGATTTAAGACTTCTTTTTCTTGCTTTGTACAGCAATCCAGCAATTTAGCCACAAATGTTTTATTTTCAAAATCTACATTATTTATATTTTTATCCTCAATTTCTAAACCTTCATAAGTTTGAAATTGTATTTTATCCATCCTTCCTTTCTTGATTTCAGTGATAGCATTATATGAAACCTTATAATTTTCTTTATCTATAAATCTTCTTATTCTAGCTTCAATGTTGGGATATAAGTGTGTAAGAAACTTTGTATTATAACTAAAATCATAAGTTTTTATAGCTTCATAGATTCCAAGTATCCCTTCCTGGAATCCGTCATCTGTTCCACCCCATTTATTATTTATCTTTCTAACTGCATTCAAATACTGTTCAATTAGCTTTTCAGTTGCCTCATTATTTCCAGCTTTCGCTTTATGAATTAGTTCTAATACTTCTTTACTCTCCATATTCCCCTCTTATAATGCCATTTTACTTCTTACAATCTTTTCCTTAGCTACGTCTATAACTGACGTAATATCTTCATATTCTAGCCCTATATTTGTTAATTCTTGCTCTAATAATGCTTTATTTCCTTTTATTTTTTCTATCTTTTTATTTAGTTCAGCTATTTCAGCATTAGCAACTGCTATACTATTGTTAATTTCTGTTTTTCTTTCAAAATACTTGTCTTCAAAATTATTTTCTTCAATCTCGGCTCTTTTTAGATTTTCAAGTAAAACTTTAAGCATTGATCTATTTCCTTCATCATCTAATCCATAGTCTATTGCATAGCAAGTTACTAAATTATCTCCAACAACTACATAAGTCATTAATAATTGTTCATTTATATAAAATTCAGCTTTCTTATTTCCCTCATAAGCTGCTGTATTAATATATCTAGTTTCTTTAAACTCCTCTTTTAAACTTGCTTCTAAAACTTCTATTTTATCTTCATTTGCTTTTTTCCAGATGTCCCAAGTTCTGTCACTTATAATATTAGCTTTGTGAACTCTTGAAGCATATCTCATTAAAGCATGTTTTGTTATATTAATTTCTTTCATTAATCTTCCTCCCAATCAGCTATTTCTTCTATATTATCGTCAGATATACAACCACAACAAGAACATTGATAATCTAAAAAATCATATTCTGATAGATTGTCATTACTACCAATAGTTTCTTTATGTATATCAATTTTTGTAATTACATTAAACCTTTTTCCTACTTCTCCTCCACACTTTTTACATTTCCACATTTTATATCTCTCCTAACTCTAAACAATCATCACTGTCAGTGCTTTCAACAGCAACAAGCATTGTCCAACCACCATATTTATTAGTTTTAAATCTTTTTAAAGATTTTACTTTCCCTATTATTTTTCCTCTTATAAATTGTTTTACTATTATACTTTTCCCTAAACCAAGAGGTTTTTTAGATGTAAACATTGGTAATTCTCCATTATCAAAAGTTACATCTGTAAATTTACAAGGTAAAATTGTTATATAATTATCTATCATTCTTTTTACAAATTTTTTAGTATTCTTTTTATTCATTTCCACCACTCCAAATTAAATTTTTTCAATTTCCTCTAATACCCATTTAAAAATAATTATCTCTTGTGTTAATTCCTGAATTAATTCCTTCTTTCCTAATTTAGAATTTTTTAAAAATTCAATGTTTTCTTCATATTCTTTTAATTTATTTCTTATCTCTGTTTCTGTTCTCATTCTTCTCCTTTATTTATTTTAGAATAATTCAATTTTCTTTTCTCTTGCCAGTCTACTATCTCTTCAAGAATATAAATTAATTTACTACATTCTTTAACTGTCATATTATCTACTGTCTTATTTTTTCCTAAATATTGCTCTATAAATTCTTGTTTATCTTTTTCATAATAGACTTTATTGTATAAAGTGTTAAATCTACTTTTTTGCTTATCAGTTGCATAGTTATTTATTAATCTTTCTAAAATTTTGATAAGAACCTCAGCTTGTTTAGAGCTGAGATCCTTAGATGTTTTCTTATTAAATTTGCTTTCTAAAAGAGTTCTATAATTCTCATCTTTTAGATTTAATTTACTTTTTAAAATATGTATATATTTAATTTGCCCGTTCTTTATCTTCTCCATTTCTCTCCTCAATTACACTTGTAATAGATAGTGGAACACTTACCATTTTTCCAGTTTTATCCTTATAATAAGCCTCAACATAAGTGCTTGATTTACTTGGCTTATATGCTTCTTTTATTATTTTTACTCCTTCTAGTAATGTTTCATTACCATTTTCATTTGCAATAGCTTCCAACTCCAACACTCTTGAAGCCTTTAAATTTCCATTTTTATCCTTTTTCAATAGCAAGTCTATTAATTTCTCCAACTCTGGTTGTTCATTAGTTGTTAGTCTAGAAATATAATCTTTTACCTTTGCTATTCCACTGTGTACAGTGTCATCAAAAGAATCTATTATTCTATGTCCAATTATTATAGATAAACTTCCATCACTTGTTGTAAAAGTGTGGCTTCTTTGAGTTTCTTTTATTCCATACAATTCTTCTTTTAATTCTAAGATAGCTTCAAAACTTTTAAAAATTTCTAGTTTTGTACTTTTTAATATTTCAGCAAGTTTTTCAACTTTATTAAAATTTTCTCTTACTGTTTCATCTACAATTCCTTTATATTCTTTTATTTTTTCTTTTCTTTTAGCTTCTTTTACTTTCTCTTCCTCTAATACTGCCTTTCTCATTGCCTCTTTTTCTTCATCTGTTAATTTGTCAAAATCCATTATTTACCTCCATTTTTATAAATACTCATACTTTTTTAATTCCTCTAATCTTATAAATTCTTCATAACCTGTTAATATATCCTCTAATACTGCATAAACACCATTATTATATTTGTATACATAAAGTATTCCATTAATTCTATATAAATCTTTAAATTCCATAGTTAATCCTTTAATTTCTTTATATAAATAATTCCAAATGTTGCATCAGAAGTTTTATACTTTTCTTTTACTTTTTTTTCTTCTTTTTCTTTAATTTTTTTAAGTTCTTCACTTGTTATTTCACTGCTAAATTCCGATGTCCAACCTGCAAACATTATAGTTCCTGCTATTGAATACATACCACTTATATAGTATTTATATGTTCTTTTCTTTCTAAAAATCCATTTCTTACATTTAAAATCTTGCCCTATATTAAAACCTGCTATAAACATAGCTAAAACTAATCCACCTAATGCCCAATCACTCATAATACCTCCTTGTCAAATCTTACCCATAAATAACTTTTTGTTTTTCCCATATCATTAATAACTTCCACTTGGCTAATACTTGTATCTACATCTAATATTTCATATTCTTTGTCCAGTGTAAGTTCATCATCAGTTGGTATAATGCACTTTACAATATCCCCTTTTTCCAGTTTCCACATTTTAGCCTCCTGTCAAATAACACTTTTTGTGCTAACACTAATATAAATTAAATTTTTTTATTTATAATTTTTACAATTTTTTTAATTTCTTTATCAACTTCTATATATCTTTCTTTTGCACTATAATTTCCCTTATTAAAGGCTTTTATATAGTCTTTTCTTTTAACCCATAATTTAGCAAGTTGATTAAGTTCATCATCTATTACTATTGCTTTTTCTCCATATTCTTTTATAAGTTCTTGTTTTGCTATTTCTGTTAATTTAATATCTCTCATATTTCCCTCCATATTAATAATTAATTGCCAACATTGTTACAGCTGCTTTTATTTGGTCCAGTGTTAATTTACCATCAACAGATACATTATTAGTTGATATATGTCCAGTTAATGTAAGTAAATTTGCCAACTGTCTTGCTGAGCCTCTAACTGTTAAATTAATATAACTAATCATTTCTTGAAGCTCTTTTTCACTATATAAATCAATTTCATTCTTTAAGAATTTTTTAACTATTTTACTTACATCATCTATATTTAATTCTCTTAAAGTCATATTTATTACAGCTCTTGAATAAAGATATTCATAACCCTTTGTTTGAGAATAAATTTTACTCTTTAATGCTTCTGTTCCAGCTATTATTATTCCAACACCAGTTTGGTCAGCCAAACTTCTAACTATGTCTATAATACTTGGTTTTAAATGTTCTCCCTCATCAATCACAATAATAGTTTCTGTAAACTTTACACTATCCTTTATTCTTTGCTTAATTGATTCTGTATTATTTCCATTAGCATCTATTCTCAATTCCCTAGCAATTTTCTTTATAAGCCCAACCACTGTTATTCCAGTTTCTGCTGTTATAAATAAGGCTCTTCCTTTATATTGTTTTGCCCACTCCATTAAAGCATGAGTTTTTCCTATTCCAGCACGACCATATATGTAGGCTATTTTAGCTGAATCTATTGTTTGAGTCATTACATTAGAAGCAACATAATTTTCTATAACCTCAGCTGCATAAAAAATTCTTTTCTTTACTTCTGTATCAACTGAGAAGTCTATTCTTCTCATTTTCTTTTTATGCCTTTCTAAGAATGCTTCAACTTTTTCAGTTAAAGCCTTAACATCTCCTGTATATGTACCTCTTCTAAATTCTGAAAGTGTACTACTTCCTATATTTATAGCTTTTGCTATCTTTGCATAACTTATATTGTTTTCTTCTGCAAATTTTTCCAAATCTTCTATTATTTTCTTCATTTAATACCTCACTTAATCTATTTCAACATATAAACCATTACCAATATACTGCTTTTTCTTTCCCGATTTATCTTCAATTACTTCTATAACCTCAGCTTCTGCTACATCTTTCATTGTTAAAATATTGCTATCATCTCTCATTGCTACTGTTAAATCAAACATCTTTTCTCCATATTCCTTAATCTTTTTCTTTCTATAATTATTGATTTTGATTCCAGTAATATCATTAAATCCAACAGCCACTAGTTTTTTAGCTTTACATAAAAACTCTCCTGTATCTAAGTAAACATAGAGTTCACTTAAATTATGAGGATCATATTTAATTCTTACACGCTCAGTTTGATGATAATACAATGCCTCATTCTCATAGGTATTTCCCATAAATGTAATTCCATTTTGTTGTACTGTTTTCATCTCTTCATACAAGAAAAGTCTTCTTAATTTTTCATCACTAAGCATTACTCTATTTTCAACTGGATACTCTTCATTGAAGACTTCCAAAGGAGTACGGTTTTCCATTCCTCTTCCTCTATGTGCTTTCATACCACCTGCTCTTCTTACTTCATAGAACATATGATTTTTATAATCTATATATTTTGCTAGTTCCATTTCTACCTGCTCTTGCTCTAATAATGCTCCTCTTGCCATTTTAGTTTGTGCAAAACTTTTCATGTGTTCGGGTCTTTCAACAATATTTCCACCTAAATAAGTTCCAAACATTTTAGAAAAATTTTCTTTTAAATCCCTGAAATATCTTTCTATTTCTTTGGCTTGTGCATTATAAGGCTTTGCATGTGTTACCTCTATTCCAAGACTTGCATATATTCCTTCCAGTTCTTCTGTACCTTTTAAGATTTTATTTTTAAAAGCCTTACCATTATCAGTATAAATTTTCTTAGGTACTCCATACTTTTCAATAGCTCTTTTTAATGCTATTGCAACTGCTTCTGTGTTTTCGGTCCAGGATAAAGTATAACCAACAACCATTCTACTTTTTAAATCTAACCAAGCTATTAAGGTAGGTCTGCCAAAATCTCTTTGTTTATTTGCTTTTTTTCTTTTACCTCTATAACATTGGAAGTCTAGTGTGTGTCCATCTGCCATCCATACATCCCCAGCTTTAACATCTTGCAAACCTCTTATTATAAAGGTAGAGTGAGCATCTTTAAATTCTTTTGCTCCCATTCTAGCTCTATCTTTTTCTATAATATTTACATCATTATTTAAAAAGTTTCTAAGAGTACCATAACTAATTGCATCTATCCCAAACATCTCCACTATTTTCTGCCAAACGACAGTCATTTGAGGTTTATTCTTACTGAAATAAAGTTTTTTAGTCATTTCTAATACTTCTTTATTAACTCTTCTTAAACCTTTATTAGCTCCATGTCCAGAGGCAAGTGCTAATGGATTATCCCGATTTTTTTTAAATATTCCATACCATCTACGAAGAGTAGGTACTGTTAAAGTTTTTAAAATCTCCATTTGTTGTGGAAACTCTTCTCTTGCATTTTTTACAAATTCTCTTATAACTATATCTTTATTTTCTAGTCTTTCTTCATAAGCCTCCTCTAATTTTATGCAAAGTATATATCTTGAATTAGCCACTCTTTGATTCCAGTCAGGTAATTCATCAATATTCTTTGCTTCATTCTTTTTTACTGTTCTGGTCCTAATCTTAGCCTTTTTTTCATCAGCTATTATCCCTAGTTCTCTATCTACCTCTTCTCTTAAATAAAGATTTTTATATACTTTATCTACTTTTTCTTTTATAACTATCCAGCCTTTATTTTGTGCCATTTTTAAAGCTGTTGTTCTTGTTTTCTTAAAGAGTCTTTCTATGTCTTGTAATGTATAATATTTGTCCATAAAAAGCCCCCTTTAAAATATTTTTGCTCCTATTGCTTGTTCTATTTTATTTTCTATTTCATAATCTCTATTAACTGGTATTTCTCTCAATATTCTATGTATTTTATCTATATCAACTCCCACATCTTTTGAAAATTGTGTTGCTGTTATTCCCTTTTCTAGCAAAAATTTATTAAAAAATTTAAACTTTTTATCTCTATTCTTTATATTTTCAGGTGTCTTTTTTAAGATTTTTAAAGCCTCTTGCTCTAATTTTGGAAGTTCACCATTTTTAAATTTTAATGCTTCATATTGACTAAGTTTAAGCGTTGTAATCATTTGTAGCCAAGAAATTTCACAGTCAACCATTTCTTTCCTTAAATTAAGGATTCTCACTAAATTATCTCTAATTTGTGTAACTTTCTTCTCCACTGCTTCCATATTCTGCTAACTCCTTTTCTATCTTTGCTATCATTGTTTTAAAACTTTCTTTATTTTGATAGCAATATTCAAGCATTCCTTTTAAATATTTTTCTCTTTCTTCCATTCATTCTCCTTTTATGCTATAATTAAGCATATTTATTTTTCTATTGGGACATCTAACTTTGGTCGGAGAGGTGTCCCTATTTTTTATAGTATTTATTGCCTGTTCTATTATAATATTGTCTTACTGCTTCCACTGTCTTTAAACCTAAATATTTAACTGCTCCCTCTTCATCACCTCTTTTAATATATAGTTCTAATGCCAAAGCACGCCTAATATCACTTATTTGATATTCAACACCTAAATATTTTTCTGTTGCTTTCTTATTCCATCTTCTTATACTATATTCACAAACATTAAAAATTTTTCCATCTATCATCTCCTTATCACAATACTTTTGAATATCTCTTGAAAGTTCTTTGGATATATTATGAATACCTATATATGATTTATCTCCATAAACTATATCCTCAACTTTTAAATTTACTATGTCTTTTATTTTAAAGCCTGTTTCCTTGATTATTTCATATATCAACCTTTCTTTCTCAGTAACTGAATTACTTAAAATATTAAATTGTTCTAATGTCATAAATGTTTTTTCCAAAAATTCACGCTTATAGTTTTTTATACTTACTGTTATATCTAGTCCCAACACTTCTTCAAAAAAGAACTCCAAAGCATTCAAATGAACTGCTCTACTATTCTTTTTTAAAAGCTTCATATTTTCATCTAAGTATCTAACCACATCCTCTTTTGTAATATTGATAATTTCTTTATCTGTTACTTCTAAAAAGTTACCTACTATTTGTGTATAGCTTTTCTTTGTTGCTTCACTGTATCCTCTATAATTCATTTCTGTTTTTAATGTCAATAAATCAAGAAAATACTTACTCATCTGTTCCAAACACCTCTTTTTTAAGTTCTTTTACTTCTTTAACTAATTTGTCATGTAGATCAATCAACAGTTTTACATCACCTTTGATAACTTCTATATCTGTTAAATATGTTTGAAATGCTTCAAATGAATCTAGTAAATCTCCTATTTCTCCATCTCTTGCCTTTATTAGCCTAACCATTTCATCAAGTTGAGCTTGTTGTGCTGGAAGTAAAGTAGGAGTTCTTAGAATTAACTCATTCTTTCTATATTTCTTCATTAATTCTCTTACAAATCTTCTAAACTTTTTAGCATTTTCAGTATTAGCTAACATGGTAACTTCGTAAAGTCCATCTTCTGTAAAAAGTCTTTTTTCTCTTTTCTTAACCACTCCATTTTCAATACTATCTACTTTTTTAAGATAAGAAAATTCTTTATTTTTTAGCTCTGGATTTCTATCCAATAAAGTAATAATTCCCTTAGAGTCAGCATATCCAATAGCTTTTGCTAATTCTCCCATCTCTATTTCTATTTCATTATTTTTTATTGCTACTCCTAGTTGCATACCATTGTAGGTTATTAGACTTTTGTTTTCTTCCATTGCTTCTCCTCACTATTTTTCAGCTTTTCTTTCATTTTTTAATACAGCAAATCCTCTTAATCTATCTGGTCTTTCTAATATAGAACCTTTCTTTTCTGTATCTTCAATTTCCATATAACAAGGATAATAATCTGCCTTTATTTTTAAACTATCCTCAGTTATATATAAAGTTTTATTCCTATTTTTTTCTTCTTTTGCAAATAGATAATCTATATTTGTTTTTACTTTTTCCCAATCTGCCTTACTTAGCTTTAATATTTCATTTACTAATGTCTTTGATATTTTCATTTTTACCTCCATTCAATTAATTTTTAGTTACTATTCAATTCTTAAAATATTCTATAAGCATCCCCCCTTTTGTTGATTTTTTACTTCTTAAAAGTTATAATTTAATTAAAACTTTTAAGGAGACATTATTATGAACTATGTAACTGCACTTATAGTCGCATTTTTTGTATTTTGGGCATTTTATTTATTTGTTATTAACTTTTCCTCATCAATAATTTCATATTTCATTAAATTTGCTAAGAAAACTCTTTTTTCTCAACTTGATTTTATGATTATTTTTGTCTTTTCAATACTAATTCTCATTTTCAATCTTTATATATCAATGGATATATCAAATGAGATAATTACAATCTTTGTTTTTTTACCTACTGTCTTTTTTTATAATACAGATGAAAAAAATTCTATTATGAAATCTAGTATTAAGATTACTTTATGGATTATTTTTATAAAGATTTTTTTTAATAATGAAATTACAATACCTAATTTTGATGACTTATCTCCAATAATAGCTGTGTCTTATGCTATTTTCTTATATGTTAAAGCAATCATTTTTGCTCATTTTTATGCTGACATATTAAGAGTACTGTCTATTGTTTTAAGATATTTATTAAACCAATAAAATTTAATGCCATTAAAATACTGATAGTAAGTATAGATAAAACAAATGCTTTTATTAAAATTTTTACTATCTTTTTTAAAAATTCCATTTCTCCTCCATTTAATTAATTTTTAGTTACTATTCAATTTTTAAAATATTCTATAAGCATTCCCCCTTTATTGATTTTTTACTTCTTAAAAGCTATAATTTAATTAAAACTTTGGAGGTACTTTTATGAAATATGATATTTCTAAAAAATTAGCTTTGGTCAAATATTATTATGAAACCTTGGAAAAATATGATATAGATGATAATCTAAATTATGATATAGCTGTATTAACTCAAAGTGGTCTTATTTCTGGAAAGCCATCATTTAGTCTACATACTGAAAATACTGAAAATTTAAGACTTGCTCATTTTATAGGTGATCATAACCTTATAATGACCGATTACCTTAATTTCTTAGAAAAAGATTTTGAAAAAAAATTTAAACAATTAGAAGCAAAAAAAATTAGTAGAGATGAATTTCTTCTTTATGAACCCCTAGAAACAGATGATACCCTTGTTTTAAAAAATGCTACCATTCATAATGGAAATAATCCCATAAAACTTGAATCAATAACTATATTTTCAAAAAATATTCTAGGAATCTCATTTATCAAAAGAAATTAAAATTTTATTTTAATCTTATAGATTATTTATTGCTCTTCCAAGATTTTTAATTTTTTCTGATCTGTTCTTAGCATTTTTAATAGCTTCTGGATTATCAAAGTCATCAAAAGAAGCTATTTTTTTATTATCTTCAATCTCAACAGGACAAGGTCCACTCTTTATCTTTTCTTCTATCTTATTGCTAGAAATGTAAAGCTCTTTACTTCTTTCCTTTTCTTCCATAGAAAACATATAATCTATATTAGTTTTTATGGGGGAGAGCCTCTGCTCAATATGACATTTATCAAGAATGTAGTTTCATATATACGAAATCACAGGAAGGATGAGCATAAATATGAGTTCAGTATGACAACAAATGCTGTCTTACTGCATAAATACATGGATTATTTAGCTGCAAACAAAGTGCATCTTCTTATTAGTTTGGATGGTGATGAAAAAAATAATTCATATAGGGTAACGAAAAGTGGACTAAATTCTTTCAAAAGTATAGTTGAAAATATTGATTTATTACAGAGCAACCATCCTGAGTACTTTAAAGACTTTGTGAATTTTAATGCTGTTTTGCATAACCGTAATTCAGTGGAAGACATCTATAATTATATTTATACTCGGTATAAGAAAATATCAAGGATTGGTGAACTTAACAATACAGGAATCCTGCCGGAAAAAAGAGAAGAGTTTGAAAGAATGTATCGAAATACTTCTGAAAGTCTTTATCAATCGGAGAATTATACAAGATTGGAGCATGAGTTTTTCACCTTGGTTCCTTCATATTATAATGCTTGTAATTTCTTACACACCTATAATCTTGGAGTAATAAATACATATAATGATTTTTTTTCAAGTCATAAGAAGAAGCATTTTATTCCGACAGGGACATGTATGCCTTTTTCAAAGAAAATTTTTGTAACAGTTAATGGAAAAATACTGCCTTGTGAGCGCATAGGACATAATTATACATTGGGACAATTGTCTAAAGCAGGTGTTGATATTGACTTTGAGAAAATAGCATTAAAATATAACTCTTATTATGATAAACTAAATAAACAATGTTCTAAATGTTATCAATTAGGAGCTTGTTATCAATGCATCTTTAATATTGATGACATGGAAAATAATCCTATTTGTCATGGGTTTATGAATAAGAAAAACTTTGTGAGTTTTTTGGCGACTAATATGATTTTCTTTGAATCTCACCCTCTTGATTACTATAGAATCATGGAAGAGGTTGTCTTAAAATAATAATTTCCCATAATGAATATAGATATTAATCAAAATTATTGGCTGACTGTTGAGCCTTACGTATATATAAATTTTGCTCATTCATCTGTACTTCTATATAATACCTTGGATGCACAATACATTGAATCCACCAATCCATTAATAGTTCGATTGGTGCATAAAATTTCAGAGAAGAAAAATTGCGGAGTATGTCTATTGACGAGAAGAGACCTCAAGATTGATGAAGTAAGAGAGTTTGTTATAGATATTCGT